CCTACTGCAGGTAAAAATGATAAAGGCAAAGGCAGTTATCTTTGGGACGCTGTGAGATTTAGCCATAAAACTTTTGCGGTGGATCATGCTATAAAAAATATTGATACTGACTATGTGCTATGGTTAGATGCTGACACCTATACTTTTAGGCCAATAACAAAAGAATTTGTTATAGGACTTTTGCCAGAAAACAAACTTGTAAATTTTTTAGGGAGAGGCCAAAAATACCCAGAATGCGGTTGGGTGTGCTACAATAGGCGACATCCACAAATAAATCAATTTATGGACACATGGACTGATCTTTACAAAAACAACACAATATTCAAAGAATTGGAATGGCACGACAGTTATCTATTTTGGCAGATACTAAAAAGGGTAGCACCCGACCAAGGAGTTGACATAGGCAAAGGTGCAGGTGCAAAAGGACATCATATCTTTATTAACAGTGTGCTAGGCGACTACGTTGATCATATGAAAGGTAAAAGAAAAATTAAAGGCAAAAGTTCTAGATCTGATTTAAGAGGTGAACGCAACCAAGAGTATTGGAAAAATGTTGAGAACTATGATCCTTTCGGCGGTATTAAATTTGACCCTAAACAGGCCGAAGACATAATCAACAAAGTGGCAAAAGGCAAACAGGGCAACTAATGAAAATAAGTGTATTTCCTACCTATGGCAGTCTTAACAGTAAACCAGTTTTTGATGCTTTTATAAAAAATTTACAAAACAAAAATGAAAATTTTCAAATCAATAAATGGGATCATGACACAGACGTTGCTGTAATTTGGTCAGTGCTTTGGCAAGGTAGAATGAGAAATAATTTCAAAATTTGGAAAGAATTCACAAGTATGAAAAAACCTGTAGTAGTTCTTGAAGTAGGTGGAATCAAAAGAAATACAACTTGGAAGATGGCAATCAATGGAATAAATCGAGATGCAGATTTTGCCAACGAACAATACAGTAAAGATAGATGGAAAAAATTTAACATAGAATTTAAACCATGGAAGCGTAGTGGAAAGAATATTATTGTGTGTGGACAACATGACAGCAGTGAACAATGGAAGAACTTACCTCAAATGAACACATGGTTGCTAGAACAGGTAACACAAATAAAAAAGGTTACTGATAAAAAAATTATTATTAGACCACACCCAAGAAATCCAATAAGCATAAAAATGGCGGGAGTTGAAACACAAATGCCAAAAAGAGATATTAATACCTATGACGATACTGACTTCACAAAACAATTAGATGATGCTCATGCAGTAGTAAATCATAGTAGTAATCCTGCCATGCAGGCAGTTTTCAACGGAGTGCCTGTGTTTACAAGTGAATCTAGTTTATCTTATGAAGTTGCCAACAAAGATTACAACAAATTAAACAAGCCAGAAACTCCAGATAGAGAAGAATGGGCACACAAACTTTGTCATACTGAATGGTGGATTGATGAAATTGAAAAAGGTCTGCCATGGTCAAGAATTAGAGAAAAATTAATAGAAAAATACAATGTTAGAAATTAAAGATAATTTTTTAGAAGAAAAAGACTTTGTGGATTTGCACTACATAACTTTGTTATGGGGTAAATTTCCATGGTACTTAAATCACGGAGTAAGTTATAAAGACGATGGTATGGTCCAATTTACTCATCTATTATATAAAGACAATAAGTTTCAAAGTTCTTTCACACTAGGAGGACTTGACATATTTAAAGAAAAATTAAATATAAAAAAAATAGTAAGAGCCAAGTTTAATTTACTTTATCGCACAGAAAAAATAGTTGAACATCTTATGCATGTAGACTTAGAAGATGCTCCTAAAGAAACTAAGACAGCAATTCTTTATTTGAATAACAACAATGGATACACAAGGTTCGAAAACGGAGAAAAGGTTACAAGTGTTGCAAATCGTTTAGTTTTATTTGATGCTGATATTTCTCATGGCGGTACAACAAATAATTGTGATCAACCTTATAGGGCAGTGTTTAATCTAAATTACATACCTAATTTTAATAAAATTAGAACACCTAAGAGTTAAAATGATAGAAGCAATCAAATGGAAACCTTATGAAGGCGAAACTGTAATTGTAAAAACTATACTTAGAAAAGGAAAGAAAATACAAAAGAAAAAGTTTTATAAGGACAAAGTAAAAGCAGTTCCAAAAGGTAATGCGTATATTATCGGCAATGGTCCTAGTCGTAAAGATTTTGATTTAGGAAAATTAAAAAAAACAGGACAAACCTATGGATGTAATGCGTTATATAGAGACTTTACGCCGGACTATCTTTTCAGTGTCGACGCAATGGTGTCGCGTGAAATATCTAAAAGTAAAATATGGCAGAAAGGTTGTGTATGCTATGCTCCCTCTTTGGAAGTAAACAGGAACAAAGGTTTAAATTTAATTCCTAATAATCCAGGACTTATATCAGGTAACCAAGCCATATGGACTGCAACTGTACATGGACATAAAAATATATATTTGATAGGTTTTGACTTTAGAGAATACGGTAAAAATAAATTAAACAACATATATCAGGACACAGAAAACTATGGTCCTCGACATGACGATACAATCTTTGATGGTTGGTTAAAACAATTTAGGACAATTATAAAACAAAGACCTTATTGTAAATTTACTATTGTGCATGATAAACCTGCGGAATATCTACACAATCTTCAAACAGGTATTGATCTTAAAAATACTTCTTTAATGAATTATAAAAATTTTATCGGGAAAGTCTTAAACCAAGATTCTTAAACTTTGTTCTAAATCCGTAAAAGTTATTGTTGTGATTTGAATAGGGATCTTTTGCAATTTGCATTTGGTATAAGTGAACCATTTCGTGTGCTAATGTTTCAATAAAGTCTTTCCAAGATTTAAATTTACAATGTAATTCAATTCTAAAATATAAAGGTACATGATAAGGAATTACATTTTGATTATATGTTCCTCTTCTGCACTTTCTATTGTCCCAATCAACAATACATCTGCCCCAATCGTGGGCAAGTCTCTTGATCACCATATCAGGTTCCACTAGTCTGCCTTTGAAAAGACCCCTGTTAAGAGTCCTAAACCAACTCTGTGCTACTGGTAGAGTGGGTTTGTAGGCCTTTACATGCTCTCTTCTTTTCAGAGCATTTTTAACTCTAAATTTGAAGACTTTTTTAGTGTTTTTTACTTTTTTTTTCATATAGGTTGACAGTTTTACCAAGTGTGTTATACTAGTAATTATCAAAATAACGGAGTTTAATATAACATAATAATATGTCAAAACCCAGCATAAAAACAATAGACGAAGCAATCAAAATACTAGCATATAATGACTGGGCATGGAACGTGTATGATGATCGACTGGGCAATGATAAACTGGCTCACCCAAAAGACAAAAGTGTAGTGCTGTCACTTGCCGAGCCTCGTTATCCATGGACAGAGAAACAGGCCAAGTTGGCACTAGGCATTGTCAAAAGGTATGCAACAAAATTTGAAAGTTATGGCATAGAAATCAGAGACATAATTAAGAATCCGGTCTATGAACATCCTTTTAGAATTATCAACAGTGAAAAAATTATTGAACTTTCTGAAGATCACGAAGGCAATACAACAATTTTAATGAAATTTCCTTATGATAAAAAAATTGTTTTCTTATTAAGATGTTGTAAAGAAAAAAGAAACCTCCCTGCAGGATACTTTCGTTTTGATGGCGAAACAAAGATATGGACTGTGCAAAAATCTGAGGTAACAACTTACTACATGACCATGATAGCGGCAAGATATAACTTTGCATTTGATTCAGAACAGTTACTAAATGAATTTGAAGATATTAAAAAAGAGAAAATAAATTTCAAAAAAAATTACGCAACTATAAAAGATAACAAAATAAAACTACATCATGTATCAGAACAATTACAAAATTATTGGCAAAATAATTTTAAAAACAAAAAATTGATTGTTCAGTTAGATCAATTAAAACACGTTGGTGTTTGTCAAAAAAACCTTAGAGTAAAATGTTATAGTGAAGTAGGTAGAAAGATTGCACATAACATTAACAGACAGTTATGGGTAGACAAAGGCACATACACAAAAGATGAAATAATTTTGGGCCTACAGGAACTAGATGCTTTCCCAATATTAATGCCTGTATCCGGAGCAATCACTGACAGTTATGATGACATAGTGGACTTTGCAGAATGGATCAAATGCTTTGAAAGACACGGCCTTGACAGATACAAAGATCTTGCATGGGGATTTGAGTTCAAAGAACCAAAAGAATACAAAGACATGAATGAAGACGAAAAATTTATGAATAGGATAAATTTTGATTCAAAAAAATTAGACAAAGAAACTTTTGAGAAAGCCTACGATCTATATCAAGAAAGTAAGCAGTTTAGAAACATAGATCAAAACACAAAAGTTTATTTCATAAGAAATAGAATTCCTAGAACTATGATGAGATCTGAGATAAAATTTAAATGTTCAATAGTTGCACTAGGTGGTGGTTATTATGCCACTGGTGGTGAAAATATCAAAAGATTACTTGATAATATACCAAAAAAGTTGTATTATAGTAACGCAAGGCCGATGAGTTACGAATGGCAGAGTCGTGCTATAATAAAACTATGAGTTCATGTAAATTAGTAATAAAAGATGAAGTAAACGTTAAATTTGAAAATTTGGATCTCAAATGGAGACAACGTTTACACAATAAATTCAAATACGAAATACCATACGCAAGACACTTGCCAGCAGTGAGACTTGGCCGATGGGATGGCAAAATTGCATTCTTTGGACTGGGTGGCACAAGTTATTTGAATCTTGTTGATCAAATATTACCCATACTAGAAGAAGGTGGTGTGTATGTGGACTTTGAAGATCAAAGACAAAAACACAATTTTGAATTCAAAAAAGTTGATCCGAATTATTTGTCACACATAAATTGGCCGACTGGTCATCCTTGTGCTGGACAGCCAATAGTATTAAGAGATTATCAAGTGGAAACAATAAACAAGTTTATTGAAAATCCACAATGCATACAAGAGATCGCCACTGGTGCAGGTAAGACCATTATTACAGCGGCACTGTGCCAGTTGGTCGAACCATATGGTAGAACCTTAACAATTGTTCCTAACAAAAGTTTAGTTACACAAACTGAAGAAGACTTTTTGGCTTGTAATTTGGATACAGGAGTTTACTACGGTGATAGAAAAGAAATTGGAAGATACAACACAATAGCAACTTGGCAGTCATTAAATGTTCTTGAGAAGAAAAGTAAAAATGAGCATTCAACTGAATTCAAAGAAGCAATGCAAGGAATCAACACAGTTATCATCGATGAAGTACACATGGCCAAAGCAGATGTTCTTAAAAGAATGCTGACTGGTCCTTTTGCTCACTGCGGAATACGTTGGGGACTGACTGGTACTGTGCCCAAACAAGATTATGAATTTATGGGTATCAAATGTTCTATTGGAGAAGTAGTAAACAAGATAGCGGCCAGCACACTGCAAGACAAAGGCGTTTTGGCCAATTGCAATGTAAATGTTTTACAAACATTAGAAACAAAACAGTTCACAAATTATCAAGAAGAACTGAAATGGTTGACCACTGACGAAAAACGTGTGACCTATATTGCAAAAACGATAAACACTATTGCAAGTTCAGGCAACACTCTTATACTAGTTGATAGAATATCAGCAGGAGAAATGCTTGAAAAGAAACTACCTGGATCAGTGTTTATATCAGGATCAACCAAGAATCCAGATAGAAAGGAACAATACGATGAAGTATCTACAGCAACAAATAAAATTATTATTGCCACATATGGAGTTGCCAGTGTTGGCATTAATATTCCTAGGATTTTTAATCTTGTTCTCATAGAACCTGGCAAATCCTTTGTACGAGTAATACAGTCAATAGGAAGAGGCATAAGAAAAGCACAGGATAAAGATCACGTAGAAATATGGGACATAACTAGTTCCTGTAAATTTGCAAAAAGACATCTCACACAAAGAAAAAAGTTTTACAAAGAAGCAAATTACCCTTATAATATAGAAAAAATAAATTATGAAAATTCTTACACTTGATAACGAAACATATAAACTGGAAAAAATTCCAGAATTTGTAGATGAAAAATTAAGATTTGCTGTGTTAGATAATGCAGATCCAACCAATCCAGATTACTTTTACATACCACTTATATTTTTAGAATCTTTTAATTCGCCTGCGGCAGTGCTACAAATAGGCCAATATAAAATTAGTATGCCACTAGATTGGAAAATGGTCATAGGTGAAGCAGAACAAGGTGAACTTCACGTGATGCCTATAACAAGTTTAAATGACAGAGGCTTTGATGCATTTCTTTTTAATCCGCTCACAGGTGGTATGCCAGAGTTTGGACAAATAGATATTGTTGACATTTACACAGAAGTAAAATGGTACTTTCCAAAAATTAAATCTGGACAACTACTTGCAGTGCCTTTAACTGATGGTAAAAATCCGCAGTGTGCTTATTTTGTAAAAGACATATCAAGACAGTGCGAACAATTAGATTATGGCCAGTGCTTCTAGAAAAATAAACAGTAGATTTGTTAAAATAAAAGCACCCGTGATGATGATGGACATGGGGAAAAAAGTAGAACCAGTGTGGATGGAAAAGGATTTTTTTCCAAGGTTGCTAGACACAATTAAAGGATATAAAATAGAATTAAAAAGTATACAATTTTTACATCAACACGTTAAAATAGGATTTAAAGATTACAAACATGCAACAAAATTTAGATTGATATATGAAGGCAAAGACTACAAATAGAAAATTTTTTGAATTAAGAAATGGATTAAAAGCCATAGACTTTAGAAACAAGGACTACTTTGATAGGATCGATGACAAAGAAAAATCACTTTACAGTCCATACATGATTATGAGATATGCTTCTAGCGTTACAGGTGATAAATTTTATCAAGAACATTATGTTGAAATGATCAACGAATGCATTAACAAACATTTGTTTACGTTGTCTAGTAAGCATAAAAAATTGTGTTGGATACTCACTGCCATGTGTGGAGGATTGAAACAACAATTTCATCCATGGATCAAACCAATGAAACGGGTGCCGAACAAAAGTCTTAAACAACTGCAATCAATATTTCCTAGTGCCAAAGAAAGTGACTTAGAAACACTGGACAAAATAATTACGGACAGAGAACTAGAAGAGTTGTTGGAGGACCATGGAATCAAAAATTAACTTTGTCGATTTAAATTTAGTAGATGCCGACTCTGATTTACTAGACGCTTCGCAAGTTGTTTGGGAAAATGTTCCGAGAGTAAACTATAAAAATTTAGATCCTAACAAAATAACATATCTTCCTATTTTTATTAGAACTCCCTTTACTATAGATGCCATATGGAAAAAAATTCCCAACGACATATATTTGCTGATGCAACAATCCAAAATTAAGCCGTTGATATCTATGGTTACAGAACAATGGGACTTGTTCAACACATACGCATGGAAAAAAAATAAGTTTAATATTACACCAGACTTTGCAGATATCCCTTACAGTAAAGTAATAAAAAATTTAACACTACGAGGTATTGCAGAAGAAAACATAACTTGGTTGGTTCCGCATGTGTTCAATGAAGCAGTACAGATAAGAAGTCTGCAAGAAAAAGGTTACAGTGTAAAGTGCAGATTTGTTGGATTTGATTTCTTCATGCATCAGATAGCAGGTCATACAAAAGACTATGACACAAAAGATAAAAAATTTGATAAGTCGTTTGCTTGTCTTTGCCAAAGCAAAAGAATTGCACATCATAGACTGGCAATGATATATGAATTACAAAGAAGAAATTTATTAGATAAGGGCATGGTAAGTTGCACACGTTATGAAAATATTGTAGAATCAAAAAAATCAAATTGGCTCGATGACGGTATAGACACCGACACTTACATGAACCAATTTGAAGACTTTGCAAAGAACAAAAAACATTTTGAAACTTTGTTGCCTATAAATTTTGATAACAAAATTAACGCACACTTTGATAAAACTTTCGACGAAACACACATTTTTGACAAAAGTTTTTTATGGGTTTCAAACGAAACTAAAAAAGAACACAGCGGTATTTTTATAACAGAAAAAACTTACAAAGCCATAGCATACGGAAATCCTTTTGTGATAAATGGTGACAATGGTTCTATAAAATATCTGCAGATGCAAGGATTTAAAACATTTGATAAATGGTGGAGCGAGGACTATGATTTAGAAAAAGACCAAGTTAAAATTAAATTGATAGCAAATATTATTGAAAAAATAACTTTGAAAAACAAAGAAGAATTACAAAAAATGTATGAAGAAATGAAACCTGTACTGGACCACAACAGAAAATGGTTGCAAAATTTTAACGGCTTAGGTAAAATTATAAAGGTACTAAATGACTAATTTTACTTGTGACTATTGTGGCAAAAGTTTTCAAAGAGAAAGAACACTACAGGTTCATATGTGCGAACCAAAAAGAAGGCACTTGCAAAAAAATGAAAAATGGGTGCAAAATGGATTTATAGTATTTCAAAGATTTTATCAAATACATCAAAAAAATTCAAAAGTAAAAACTTATGACGACTTCTGCAGTAGTTCATACTACAATGCATTTGTTAAATTTGGTAGATACATGATGCATACAAGTCCGTTGTATCCAGACAAGTATATTGATTATGTAATTCTATCAAGAGTAAAACTTGATCATTGGAGTCGAGATGATCTGTATGAACAGTATCTTAAAGATACATTAAAGACTGAGCCAGTAGAGGCGGCACTACAAAGATCAATTGCAACCATGATGGACTGGGCACAGCAACAAAATGTACAATGGTCCGACTACTTTAGATTGGTCAACACAAGTAGAGCAGTGCAACACATACAGTCAGGAAAGATCAGTCCATGGCTGGTACTAGGTTGCGATGCGGGTAAAAAAATGTTACAATCATTTAGTGATGAACAGTTACAAATGATTCAGAAATTTATAGATCCTGAATTTTGGAGAAACAAATTTAAAAATTATCCTGCGGATCAATTGTTTGTAAAAGAAACTGCCAAGGAGGCACGAATTGAGTAAAATAGATTTAATTGTTGATGATCATTTAGACATGGAAGTTGGAGACTGTGTAATAGTAATAAAGCAAAACGGATCAATAGGTAAAGTCATACTACCAGAAATGACTCCAGAGCAACAGCAGACTGAAGGATATAAAAAAATGTTAGCAGTGCTTGACGTGTTAAAGCCAGGTACAAGAAAAGATTTTATACAACACAACAAAAAGAAATTACACTAATGCCAGACGTAGACATAGATTTTTTTGATAGAGACAAAGCATTGAAACTTTTCAAACACAAACCTGCTTCTATCATTAAAGAAGAAACAATTGAAAAACACAAAACAGGCGTTTACTTCCATGACATACCAACTGATCCTGTAACTGGTCACGCAAGTATTGATTACAAAAAAGCGGAAGACAGAGGATATTTTAAAATAGACTGCTTGAATGTCAGCATCTACAAAGATATTAAATCAGAAGAAGAACTTGTAAAATTAATGATACAGGAACCGGACTGGACTATGTTACAAGACAAAAAAATAGTGGACGAACTTTTTCATTTGAATGGACACTTCAGTATAGTGTCCAAACTGCTTCCAAAAACTATAGAACAACTTGCGGCTGTGTTAGCAATAATAAGGCCAGCAAAAAGGCATCTTGTCAACAAGTATTGGAAAGACATAATGCAGGAAGTTTGGATAAAACCCAAAGACGGCAGTTATTTTTTTAAGAAATCACACGCTGTGGCATATGCACAAGCCATTGTGGTGCAGATGAATCTGATCAAGAATGATAAATATACTTTTAGTGTACAACAGGAAACGAAAACTCACTAAAAAAATCAAACCAGCAATAGTAGAACTACCCACCGATTGGTCATTCGGAGTAGAATTATGCAAACATCTAGAGCATGTTAAGAAAACAAAAAAGCCTTTGAAAGCAAAGGTTGATCCTGAATGGGATAAAGAATGGGTGCAAACGTGTTTTCCCGAATGGCAAAATATTTGGGCAAAAAAGAATATTAAGATAAGATGGCATGGTGGACACCGTGCTTTTTTTTTGACGTATATTAAATAGGTCTTCTAACTAATTGAATGGTTCGTCTTTTTACTCTCTTCTTTGCAATATCAGAAAGTCTTACACAAGGACCATGTTCAATTTGAATATCTTTAGTTGATAAACTTACCAAAGTGTTTTTGAAGTAGGCCCAATCACCTTTAAGGAATATGTTTATTGGTATTTTCCTATTGGACTCCCACCACCAAGTTTCACCAAGTTTAAGATATTTCATTTTGTCTTCCGGCATCATTATTCTTCCATAATCATAGAAACTGGTAACTTGATTATCTTGGTTAGAAATGATTCCAACAAACTCAAGGTCTCCCTTGCGTATCAGTGATAAAAAAGGAAATTTCTTCCCTAATGTTTCAAAAACTTCGTTCATGCTATTCAATAAATACTGTTAAATATGCTATATGCAAACAGTATCGAGGTATTTACTTACAAATTTGGTAATAGCCTATATAAATGGTTATCACGGGAGAAATTCTAAGGTGTACGACAGAAGATTAAAGATATTCAGAGGAGTTTCAAATCCTATCACTTTCACGTTTAAGAACGAGGACCAAAAGGCCCAGGACGTCACAAGCAAAACATTTGAATTTGCAGTCATTGACAACGAAAGCGGAAAAGCAGTTTTAACACGTAATTTAACGATTTTAGACGATGGGTCAACGTTTTCAACTAGAGGCACCGCTTCAGTCACAATTACAGACGGTGACTTATTACAACTTGATGGCAAGTTTTACAATTACTCTGTTAGAGAAGTGCTTACAGATGGGTCTTCTACAAGTTTTCAAGTCACTTATGCGGACACAGGATATAACTCCGCTGGATCAGTTGAAGTATTAGATGGTGGATTTCCAACATTTGTACCTAGCCAAACTGTGGACTCATTCACTGGCAAAACAACCAATAATCCATATCCTTTGAAGTTTACATCAAACGATACAATACAGGCATTTCCAGGACAGAACAACAACGATGCACTACACACAATTGCTGTTTACACAAATGGTTTTTCAGGCACACTAAAAGTGTTAGGCACAATGGCAACAAGTCCTACAGAAACAGATTTCTTTGTGGTTCAAACAATTACAGATTTACCAAGCACAGGCGTAAAATACTACAACTTCAATGGTGTTTACCAATTAGTCAAGTTCAGTTGGGACAATGCAACTGATAATACTGGTACCATTGACAAAATCCTATACAGACAGTAAAATAAAAGGATGAACCTGATCCAATCTACTATCCTTACATCGTTGCCTTCTGGACGTAAAAAAACTCCGTCTGGTTGGACTTCTTTCAATGCTCCTTGCTGTGTCCATAATGGCGAATCGGCAGACAAAAGGAAGCGTGGCGGTATAATGACAACTGCTGATGGTACTCTATCATATCACTGTTTCAACTGTGGATATAAAGCAAGTTATGTAATAGGAAGACGACTGTCAGCAAAACTTAGACAACTCATGAGTTGGTTGGGTATAGCAGATGACACAATACGAAAACTTGCCATAGAAGCAATGCGTCATGAAGAGTCAGATACTAAATTTGAAAGAAAAAAATTTGTTACATTTAAGAAAAAGGATCTACCCATAGGCACTGAAAAATTAGAAGTTTGGTTAGAAAAGTATGTAAACAAACAATTAACGGACGCACAATATAAAAAAATTGATTCAATATTAAACTATCTACGATCAAGAGGTATTGAACCATCGTGGTATGATTTTATGTATTCTACAGACTTTAAATTTGACTTTGACAAAAGATTGATTATTCCTTTTTATTGGAGAGGCGACATAGTTGGATGTACAGGTAGAATTTTTGAACAAACTGACAAGGCAAAATACTTTACCGATGTACAACCAGGCTATGTGTTCAATATGGACGTACAGGACTGGACAAGAAAATTTGTTTTGGTAACAGAAGGCCCATTTGATGCTATAACCGTTTCTGGTGTTAGCATACTAGGTTCGGAGATAAATGACATACAGCGAGAGTTGATAGAAGGATTAAATCGCAAAGTGATTGTGGTACCAGACAGAGATCAGCCAGGACAAAAACTTATAGATCAAGCAATAGAATTTGGTTGGAGCGTTGCTTTTCCAAAATGGCACGATTCGGTTGCTGATGTGGCTGACGCTGTGCTAAAATATGGAAGACTGTTTACAATACAATCAATATTGAAAACAGCAGAATCAAGCAAACTAAAAATTGATTTGAATAGGAAAATTTATGGCTGATATAGAAAAAGACTTACAGGAGATAAAAAAGAACGTTAAAAAAGTTTCTAAGCAGATTGATGACTTAGATTCGAGACTTTCAGAACACATAATCTTTGTGGAAAAAGTTTATATGCCTCTGCAAAAGTCTATAGACAAATTTAAAAAATTATTTAAGTAATGGCTGAATATACTTTTGATGTACAAAAACTTTATTTAGAAATGCTTCTAGCAGATGCTGAATCATATGCTAGGGCACAAAATATATTTGATCCAAAATTATTCGATAGAAAACTACAACCTATTGCAAGTTTTATTAAAGACTATTCAGAAGAATACAAAGTGTTGCCTGAAGTAGAACAGGTTAACGCAAAGTTTGACACAAAATTAAAAACAGCAAAAGATCTAGATCCAAGTCACTTTGCTTGGTTACTGGATGAGTTTGAAACATTTTCCCGACACAAGGCACTTGAACGTGCAATACTTGAATCAGCAGACTTGCTTGAAAAAGGCGACTATGCTCCTGTTGAAGACAAGGTCAAAGACGCAGTCAATATTGGATTGACTCGTGATATGGGTACAGACTACTTTGAAGATCCAAAAGGTAGATTGGAGAACTTAAAAAACTCCAATGGTCAGATCAGCACAGGTTGGGCCAATTTGGACAAGAAACTGTTCGGTGGATTTAACCGAGGTGAACTAAACATTTTTGCAGGCGGATCAGGTGCTGGTAAAAGTTTGTTCTTACAGAATCTTGCTGTAAATTGGGCCACCGCTGGTTTGAACACTTGTTACATCAGTTTTGAATTAAGTGAGCAACTGGTTGCCATGAGAATGGATGCAATGATTACTGGCATACCAACTAGAAAAGTATTTCCTGAAATTGAAAACGTAGAAATGAAAGTCAAGATGTTGGCTAAGAAATCAGGTAACTTGCAAATAAAATATTTGCCAAGTGGTAAAACAGTTTTAGATATTAAGTCTTATATCAAAGAACTAGAACTAAAAACTAAAAAGAAAATTGATTGTATACTGGTTGATTATTTGGATCTCATGATGCCAAAATCCAAAAGAATAAGTCCAGCGGATTTGTTTATAAAAGACAAATATGTATCTGAAGAACTTAGGAATTTAGCAACAGAAAACAATTTATTAATGTGTACAGCATCGCAACTAAACAGAGCCTCTGTTGAAGAAATTGAATTTGATCATTCTCACATAGCAGGTGGTTTGTCCAAAGTGCAGACAGCAGACAACGTATTTGGTATATTCACATCAAGAGCAATGAAAGAACGTGGTAGATATCAAATACAGTTTATGAAAACAAGAAGTTCAAGCG